CATTGTTATGAAGCAACGAAAAAAAATGACACTTACGATTTTGCACCAAGTGGCTTTAAAGAAAGCGAAGTGTTTAAGCAATTAATCGAAGAACATTTTAAACCAAAAGAAAATACAGAAGAATATAAACATTTTAAGCTGCATAGCGACAGTACTTTAAAAAATCAAACTAAGAAAGAATTAATAGACTATATTAAGATGCTATATCATAATTGGGGCGTTGCTGATGAGCAATTAAAAAACTGCATTGATAAAGCAAAAGAATTAAGTGATTCGAATGATGAACTAGAAAGAACAATTTATTCATTAGATTGTGAATTGAACGATGTCTATAATCCTAAACCATATAAGTTTGAAGATTTAAAGCCTAATATGTGGGTTTGGGATAATGTAGCAAAAGAATGTTTATACGTTGTTAGACCTTTTGTAGGTACAGTCATTGGGGCTAAGTGTTTCAGCTATTTAGGGCTTTATACTAGCTTAGAAGACATAAAAAAATTAGATATGAAATTTGAAGAAAACCGTTTCTTTCCAGTGCAATGCGCTAATCTAGAGAGCTAAAAAATGAGTAAGTTATATGCAATATACGATGAAAACGACTTTCCCGTATGTGTTGGAAGTTCTAAGGAATGTGCTGCATACATGGGAAAGAAATCATCGAAAACATTTATACAACATTGTACCAAGGTACGAGCAAGAATAATTAAACCTAAACTTAGAGGATATGTAATAGGAGAAGATCCACAAGGAAAGAGGTCAAAAAATGATAATAACGGATAAATTAAAAAATAATATAGAGATTGTAAATACTTATGTAGATAAATACGGTTGTGTGCCTAGAGACGGTACATTTTACAGTGAGGGAGGTGACTTAGATTACATATGCGGTTTATTTAAAATCTATGAAAACTTTATAAAAGAGCTTGGCTTCGAAGATTATGGATATAGAAAACTTAAAAAATACGGGGTCCACGATATAAGAAGAGGAAAATTAATTTATATTGGTTTCCTACGAGATATTAAAGAAGAGTTTTTTGAAGATAAATATACTTTAGAACATATAAAAAAGGTAACATACTCAAATAAACTCCTTGAAAATAGATATTTAATAAGAAAGGACATAGCATAATGAAAGAAAGCAAGTATTATCTACAAAATTGGAAGAAATGGAAACGCACTGTTCAGCTTTTGGAAGAAACTAGAGACGAACTAATGGACATGAAACGTGCTATTCCTATTGGAAGTGATAATATGCCAGGTGGTAACCACAGTAGCGTTATTGCCAAAATGCAAAAGATAATAGACCAATGCGATCAATACGATGTTCTTATAAGCAATTATAATTTTCTTATTAATTCGCTGGAACGTGCGATAACTGTTTTAAACGAAGAAGAAAAAGAAGTGTGCATTATATTTTCTAATAACCCAGATAATTCAGATGTAAGGGAAGCTATAGCATCTAAACGAGGGTATTCAAGATCGGTATTTTATCGAAAACTTGATGATGTATATATTAAGCTTAATATGTTGTTATGTTTAAGCCCGATAATGACGATCGATGATTATGATAAAGAAATCTATTAATAACAAACTGGGACTAAACTGGGACTAAAATAGGCTATTTATATGTTATTATTGTATTGTGGAAAAATGGTTAATCCACAAAATAGCTACTAATTGTTAGAGTTACAACATGGTTTTAGTTTTCTTTATATGATACTCATTTCCTTTTATAAAGCGGTCAAATGGCTGCTTTTTTACTATCTAAAGCGATATTACCAACCTCTCCCTATAGTAGTATCGCTTTAGATAATATAAGGGGGCGGGAAAATGGACGATGATGAAGAATTAGACAACATAATAGATATATATTGGAGGTGCTTAAAGAATGGCAAAACACTTAACAGATGCGAAGAAAAAGCAAATAATAGCTGATTACGTTGAGTGCGGAAACTATTCGGAAGTAGCAAGAAAACATAAGGTATCTAAAGATACTGTTAGGAGACTATCCAATCGTACGGATATCGTTAAAAAAGCGCAAGAGAAAAAAGAACAAAATACTAGGGATATGTTAGAATACCTTGATCAAAAAAGAGATACGGCGTTCAAATTCATCGATAAGGCATTTGAAGAAATGTGCAAAGAAGAGAAAATCGAGAAAACATCTATTATTAATTTAGCTACCGCAATAGGTATAGTGATAGATAAGTATAGCAATGCCAATATTAATAAACAAAATGAAAAGGTAACTATTATAAATGACTTGCCAAGAGATTAGATTAAGTGAGCTTATAATTCCAAAGTATCACGGTACGTTCAATACAAGCGAAGCACATAAGATATATACAAGTGGCCGAGCTGGTACTAAATCATCAAGGGGCGGTATTAAAGCGGTTAATAGTATTGTAAGTGACGATAATTGCAGTGTTGTAGTAATTAGAAAGTTTCATAACAAACTAAAGAAAACAGTATTTAAAGAAGTTTTAAGAGCGATTACTCGATTAGGATTAGATAAGAGTGATTTTAAGATTACAGTGTCACCAATGGAAATTAAATACTTGCCTAACGGCAATACGATTTATTTCACGGGAAACGATAGTATAGATGATACTAAAGGTATGATTGATGAAGAAAAACCAATCAAACTTGTGCAAATTGATGAATTAACAGAATTCTTCGATAAAGGAGACGGGGCGGATGAGTTAGCAAACATTGAAGCAACATTTATTCGTGGAAATGACGATCTGTTTACAATGGAATACTACTTCAATCCTCCACGTAATCCTAAAGCACCTATTATGGAATGGCTTAATTCTATGAAAAAGCGCCCCGACTGCGTACATATTCATAATGATTATCGAGACGTTCCAGTAAAATGGCTAGGTAAGAAATTAATAGCAAGTGCTGAAATATTAAAATTGCTTGATGAAAAGATGTACAATTGGCTATGGTTAGGTCTATGTACGGGACTTGATGAACTTATTTATTATATGTTTAAAGACAGTATGATGTACGATTTTGAAAAGAGCGATTATAGTAGTTGCTCTTTTTTAGGTTGTGGTATTGACTACGGACAAATGAATGCAACAACATTTGAATGCTTCGGATTAGATATAGCTAATAAGCAGTTATTGGGTGTTGATGAATTTTACCATAGCGGTCGAGAAAGCGGACATCAAAAGAGCCCTAGCGATTATGCAAAAGAGTTTAAAAAGTTTCGTAAACAGTGTGAGGATCTAACGGGTAAAAAACTAATTTATGTTTACATAGATCCGAGTGCTGCTGGGCTAAGAGAAGAAATACAACGGATATGCCCCGATATCAGTTATATAGGTGCTGATAATACGGTAATCAAAGGAATTAACCGAGTACAAAAGATTATGACATTTGAAATTGTAAAGTTTTCTAAGCGACAAAAGTATCTGAAAAGGGAAATGTCGTTATACGAATGGAACAAAGATTTGCTAGACAAAGGAAAAGAAGTCCCCGTAAAAGAAAACGATCATTGCCAAGACGGATTTAGATATCTTGTTATGGGATTGTGGAAATACATTAAAATGTTTTTACCAAAAACGGAAAGAGAGGAATAAAATTTGAATGCGATTATTACATTCTTACAAAAGAAAGGTTATCAAACAGTAGAGACCGATTTTTATAGTAAAATCGACGATTGGAAAGACTGGTATGAATGCAACATAGATGAATTTCACAAATCCTCTTTTTACAATGGGGTTTGTGAAGTAGAAAACAATATTTTACAGTTAGGAATGGCAAAGACTGTTTGTGAAGATTGGGCGAACCTACTTCTAAACGAAAAAGTTGATTTTAAGATAGATGATGATACTTGCGATAAAACCGTTAATGAAATATTAAAAAATAATAACTTTAGAAAGAAAGCTAACCAGCTTATTGAAACAAGTTTTGCTTTTGGCACGGGGGCTTTTGTAGAGTTCATAAAAGACGGTAAACCAGCAATAGATTACATAACTGCGGATAAGATTTACCCATTATCTTGGCAAAACGGTATTATTACTGAATGTGCTTTCGGGAGTGTTGGAGTAGTTGATAAAGAAAGGATATATTATTTACAAATACATACTAAACCTAACGGTGCTTATGTTGTAGAAAACTATCGGTTTAAAATTAAAGGTGATGAAATAATATTAGTAGACATTAAAGACATGGTTGGTAAATGGGAAACTCATTCCACAAATCCAATGTTTCAAATTATTACACCAAATATTGTTAACAACTATGATATTAATAGTCCAATGGGGATTAGTGTATATGGAAATGCAATAGATGTATTAAAAGAAATTGATATGGCTTTTGACAGTCTTAACAATGATTTCATAACGGGTCGTCGAATGGTATTCTTAAAAAATCAATTATTCGGTTTTGATGATAAAGGTAACAAAAAAGACGTTATATCTAGAAAAGAAAATATTATTCGCTGGATCGGTGACAAAGAAGATAACGGTGAGTTAGTAAAAGACTACTCACCAGCATTACGAGCCGATGATCATATCAAGGCAATTCAGTTTCAATTAAATTTATTAAGTGAAAAGTGCGGTATGGGTACTAATAGATATGAATTTACTTTAGGTGGTGTTAAGACTGCAACGGAAGTCATTAGCGAGGATAGCGACTTATACGCTAATCTTAAAAAACATGAACTGTCTTTAGAAACACCACTAATTGATTTAGTAAAAGCTATCTTATTCTTAAACAAATGCACTGATTGTAACGTTAGTGTTAATTTTGATGATAGCATAATTGAAGATACCGACAGTATTAAAAAGCAAGCACTAATTGAGTATAACGCTGGATTAATAGATAAAGTAGAATACTTTGTATTAACGAAGAAAATGACAGTTGTTCAAGCGAAAAAATATGTTGATGAAATTCAAAAAAGATTACCTAAACCGCAAGAAAAACCGCCAATAGAGGAATAGTATGTTAAGTGATAAGCAAATGCTTTATTTAGCAAATCAATTTGTTAATGACTATATCGAAGCTGAGGGGCAGTTGTTTGATCTAATAGCAAATGATCTTAAAGGCTACAACGATGATGATATTAACGATGATTGGTACATGGGAAAAGTCTTAAAGATGGGTGCTTTAATCAGTATTGCAAATAGTGTTATTAAATCAATGCCAAGTAGCAGTTATAACAATGCTATTAAGAACTCATTTTTTGCCAATCTAAGAAATAAATACCAGGATACTGTTAATATACCAAAAGTTGATAAAACTATTTTGAGGAATGTTAAAACAAACGCATTAGAAGCATTTAGACAAGGTTATTTAGATGTTTTAAATCAAGCATATTCGAGTGTTATTAGTGGTACTTCCACGTATGATATAGAGATCAAGAAAGCGATAACACAGTTAGTAGACAAAGGCTTTACGGGTGCTACGTATGTGAGAAAAGACGGTTCTATCGTTAATATGTCTTTAGAAGCAGTAGCAAGACGGGATATATTAACAACTATGCATCAAAATGCCAATGATCATTCGTTGAATGCATGTAAGCAGTTAGGTACTAACTATGTAGAAGTATCAAGTCACCCGAATGCTCGACCCGATCATGCATTGTGGCAAGGTAAGCTTTATATGCTAGAGGGCAGTACTAGCAAGTATCAAAACTTTTATGAAGCTACCAAATACGGCAGTGTAGACGGTTTAGGAGGTGTGAACTGTAAACATCGATTTTATCCTTATGTCTTAGGGGATAAACGAGCGTTTGATACATATGATCTTAAAGAAAATGAAAAGCTTTATAAATTAGAGCAGCAGCAACGTGCTAATGAGCGTGCTATAAGAAAATGGAAACAAAAAGCTAATGCAGTAGACACTTTAGGTCAAGATAACACTTTCTATAAAAACAAGGTTAGAGAGTGGCAAAAACGCAATAGTGATTTTGTTAAAGAACATGGCTTAACAAGAGATTATACAAGAGAATTTATAATTTAATAATTAAACGCCCCTAGGGGCGTTTTTTTATACTTCGTCATGGCGCAAGACGTTAAAAAGGCAAGCAACCATCGTGTACGCTTCACACGTTAAATAAAGCGTTAATGGAGGAAAAATGAAAAGAGAAGATTTATTAAAAATTGAGGGTTTAAGTGAAGAACAAGTAAACGCAGTCATGAAACTGCACAATAAAGATGCAAATGATTGGGGAGCTAAATTAAATGCTAAAGACACTGAAATTAATACTTTGAAAGGCGAAAAAACAACTTTAGAAAATGATCTAGCTAAGTTTAAAGATATTGATATTGAAGCGTTAAAAAAAGCTGGCAGTGATTGGGAGGAAAAATATAATAACCTAATGTTTGAAAAAGAGTTAGATGTTGCTATTGCTAAATCTAATCCAAAGAACGCAAAAGCATTAAAAGCCTTATTAGAAATTAAAAACATCAAATTGGAAGATGGAAAATTAACGGGTCTTGAGGATCAGTTAACTGCATTAAAGGAAAGTGATGGCTATTTATTTGATGAAGTTCAAAATGGTCAAATCAATACGGGTGGGTTTCAAGGCGGTGCTGGTAGCAAAGATGGCGGCGTTGTAGCGCGTTTTAAAGAATTAAACCCAGACTTAGAAATTTAGGAGGAAATAATATGGGACATGAAAGTCAAGTGAGATATTCGAAATTAATTGATATTAAATTAAGAAATGAATTAGTATTAAAAGATGGAGTTGTTTTTAATAATCGTTATGAGGGTGACCCGAAAGCTGGTGCAGTTAAAATCCCCGTTCGTGATACAGAAGTAGAAGTGAATAGATACGATCGTTCAAAAGGTGCTGGCTTAACTGAGAGCAGTACAACTTACGAAGATATGTTAATCAATCAAGATGAAGCAGTAAATGAGTTAATTGATGGTTATACCGCTCAAACAGTACCCGACAATTTAGTAGCTGATAGATTAGACAGTGCTGGCTATTCATTGGCTTTGAGTTTAGATAGTGTAGGTATGAAAACATTAGAAGATAATTCCACTGAATTTGGCGGTACTGTTGCATTAACAAATGATAATGTTTATTCATTTTTTACTAAAGCACGTACTAAACATTCTAAATTGGGAGTACCTAAAATTGGTCGTTTTGCAATTGTAACACCCGAAATTTATGAGTTGTTATTAAATGAACCGAAATTCTTAGCAGCGGATAAATTAAACGAAACACTAATCAAACAAGGAATTATCGGTCAAATTGCTGGTTACAACATTATTGAGTGTACATATGCCGATGAAACAACTGAAATTATCTTCGGTCATCCTAATTGGTGCCACAGGGTTAAAGATTGGAAAGTGCCAGTTGCGGTTAATGATTTAAAAGGATCGGGTAACTTCATCGGTGCGAGTGCAGTACAAGGACGTCAAGTTTATGGCTACAAAGTAACTAAGAAACAAACATTATTAAGAAAAACAGTACAATCACAATTAGGTGAATTAACAATAAAATCCGTGGCTGGAACGGAAACGGGAGCGACACAATTAACCGTTACACCAGCATTAGGAGAGGGAAACAGTTATAAAATCAAAATGGCAGTTAACCCAACAAAACCACAATTTGGTCAAGTATGCACAAGTGGCTATACTAATTGGGACGGTACAAGTGATATTGATGGAATCAATGGTAATAAAATTGTTGTAGTAGAAGTTGATAAAGATAATAAAGCATTAAAATGCGGAACTGCTACAATTGCAGTAAAAGCCGAGTAATGCCTAATTTAGACTATTATTTGGACGTTTTTGGGGGAAATAAAATTCCTCCAGAACGTTTTAATAAATACATTATGAATGCAAAGTATGTTGTTAAGTATTACACGCCAAGCGCACCAAAAAAACTTGATGAAGATTTAAAGATGTGTATTTGTGCCGTTGCAGATGAATTGTTTAAACAAGATAAGATTGATAAGAATTTACAAAGTGAGAATAATGACGGCTTTTCACAAACTTTTAAATCTAATGAAGAATTAAATAATAATGTTTATTCTATTATCAAGTTTTACCTATCTAATACGGGTTATATGTACGTGGGGTTTAAATGATAACTAACGCTAATATAACTATTGTTTCTAGAATATTTGATGAAGAGACAAGAGAGGATAAATATATAGCAAAGGTTATCAAAGGTGTAAGCTGGTATGCTGATTTTAAAGCAAGCATTGGTGAAAGTGGTTTGAAATCGGGCGATATATATAAAGTTAGAATACCTCTTGATGAAGACATCAACATTAAAGTATCAAAAGGTGATATTGTGGTTCGTGGCGATATTGAAATAACGGAAAGCGACACCCCTAAAACTATTATGAAAGATAGAGAAGCGTTTATTGTGACTTCTTTTTCAATTAACGCTCGGGGATCACTGAAACATATTAGGGTTTTTGGAACATGATTTTTTTTAAACAACCACCTAACCAAACGGTCAAAGGTGGTAAATTAATTTTTGCTACTAATTTCGCCAAAAAGAAAAATGAACAGTTTCAAAAAGCACAAAAGTATGTAGACAGTGAGGTTATTAGAAGATGTGCTCCCTTAGTTCCTTTTAAAACGGGAGCATTAGAGGGGAGTTCATCATCTAATACAAGGTTGGGAAGTGGAAAAGTTATTTATAAGACACCTTATGCAAGGACTCAATATTATATGGGGCGTGCTTCTAATCAAAGAGGGCGCTTGTGGTTTGAAAGAATGAAAGTGTCAAACAAGAAAGATATATTAAAAGGTGCAAAGGAGCAAATTAAATGAGTACCACAAGAGCAATTAGAGATTATATGATAAAATGTCCTTTTCTAGAAAAAGGACACGTGAACATTGATTATTTAGGCACTGATGCAACTGAATACTCAATCGATTTGTTGCCTTGTGACCCAATTGTAAAACGGTATACCGATGGTTCTACAATTAGGCAGTATCAGTTTGCTTTTACTTCAATAAATGAGTATAGTGGTGATTACAAAGACAACATACAAAATAACGACTTCTACGAAAAATTAGCCACATGGATTGAAGAACAAAACGAAAAAGGTATTTTACCAAATATTGAATTAGGTGATCCACAAGAAATAGAAGTAATGTCATGCGGTTATCTGTTCTCAAATGAAAGTGAAACCGCAAGGTATCAAATACAATTAAGAATTTTATATAGGAGGGATTAAACAATGGCTGATATTAAAAAGCTGGTACAACGAAGTAAAAAGGTTGCATTTTATAAAGTTGGCGATAAGTATGAAAGAATGACGGGATTTACAAGCATGTCTAAATCTTCAAATCCCAAAGAATACTCTAGACAGTATGTCGATGAAGATGGTGAGGTAACAGACGTGACGGGATATAGTCCGTCAATTGATTATGCTTTTGATCAATATGAAAACAACGCAGTTCACGATGATATCGTAGCTATTACCGAAGATGAATTAATGGGAAGTGATGCAGTACGTGAAATCGTTATTGTTGATTTTACAAAACAAGATACCGAAAAAACTGGATTTGAAGCGCGCAAACGTGAATATGCAGTTATTCCATCAACTGACGGCGATGGAACTGATGCGTATACCTATTCGGGTACATTTAAATCTAAGTCAAGTGTAGTAAAAGGTATTGCAACAGTAGCCGAGGATAGACAATCATTAACATTTGTAGAAGCATAGAAAAAAGGAGTGAGCCTATGAGCCTAGAAGAATTAAAAAAATTATATGATATCGATTTTGAGGATATTGATTTCTTAGAAAGATATTACAATGCGTACACTAAATTTAATAATAGAATAAAAAGCATAAAAAAAGATGGAAACGTAATTGAAAAATTAAAAAAGACTTGTGAATACTATCGTAAATTTTTTGATGAAATATTCGGGAACGGTGCATCTAATAAACTTTTTGGTAACAAAAACAATATCAGATTATTAGAAGAGACTCTAATGACACTTATTCAAGAAAATGAACGCACAAATGAACGAATGGCATCAAGACGTATGAAAGTACAACCTAAAAATCGCGCACAACGAAGAAATCAAAAATAAATGATTAATTTGTTGTATGAGTCCTTACCCGATACTATCACAGTTGACGGTAAGGACTATTTAATTAACACTGATTATAAGTATTGGATCGAGCTAAGTGATGCGCTGAATAATCCAAATGTTGATAATGAATATTTAGCGAATGTATTAATGGGTTTATTTGCTGATGAAATACCCAAATTTAGTAATAATGTATTTTTATCAATAATGGACTTTTTTAATGGCAATGTTAGAGATTCTAAGGGCAATGGAAAGAATGAAAAAAAGACAAAGAAAGTATATGATTTCAAAATTGATGCTGAATATTTTATATCAGCATTTTTGATTCAATACAATATTAATCTTTTTGAAGATGATCTTCATTGGTGGGAATTTTTGGCTTTATTCAACGCTCTTGATAAATGTGAATTAACCGAAAGAATACATTATAGAAGTGTTGATCTTTCTACTATTAAAGACAAAGATGAACGCAAACGTATAAGAAAAATTCAAAATGAACTTAAACTTGATGATTATATGCTTAGCGATGAAGACATTGGGGGCGCTTTATGGTAGAAATTGAAACTAAGCGCGTATGGTTTAGGTGTAAAAAATGTAATAAGAAATTGTTTCTATATTCCAATATTGCTAACTGCAACGGGGTATATGAAAAATGCAAAAATTGTGGTTATGAAAATAACGTAAAAATAAAAAATGGAAAAGTAATTTAAATTGAGCCAATGAGCCTTTACTTAAAGAAATTTAAGTGAGGTGGATTTTATGGCTGATGGAAGTCTTATTTTTGATACAAGTTTAGATGCAAGCGGCATAAAAAACGGATTATCTAACATGACTAAGATCGTAGCTACGGGAATGGCTACGATTGGTGCTACTTTGGCTGCTGGAACGGCTGCGGCTATTAAATTTGGTAGTGAGTTTGAGTCAAGCATGGCTAAGGTGTCTACTATGGTAGATACGAATAAGGTCAATATGCAAGAGTTAAACGATGGTGTGGTTAAGTTATCCAACAGTACGGGAAAAAGTGCAGTAGAACTAAGCGAAGCTATGTACAGTGCCCTAAGTGCTGGGGTAGATGTCGGGAATTCGTTATCGTTTGTTGAACAGTCAAGCAAGCTGGCAACTGCTGGATTTACTACAACCGAAAGTGCCGTAGATGCATTAACAACGGTAATGAACGGATATAAAATGTCCGCTGATCAAGCCACTGCCGTATCTGACATGATGCTACAAACACAAAATAAAGGTAAGACCACAGTAGATGAACTAGCGCATAGTTTGGCTCAAGTTACACCTACGGCTGCGGCTATGAGTGTTGGTTTTGATCAAGTGAGTGCAGCTTTAGCAACAATGACCGCGCAAGGGGTACCTACTGCTCAAGCAACTACACAGCTAAACAGTTTATTTGCTGAATTGGGTAAGAGCGGAACACAAGCAAATAAAGCATTTAGTGAAGCGACAAAAGGAACTAAATACGCTGGAAAATCATTCCAAGATTTAATGAAACAAGGTGTTCCATTAAATGAAATATTAGATTTAATGGGTGGCTATGCTGGTAAAAACGGTAAGTCTTTATTAGATATGTTCTCATCTATCGAAGCGGGTAAAGCAGCTTTAACAATGTCAGGCGAAAGCGCACAAATGTTTACTGACAATTTAGATGCAATGCGCAACTCAGCGGGATTAACCGAAGAGGGTTATGACAAGATGATGGATACCTTTGATGCTAAAATAGGTATCTTAAAAGAAAATGCAAAAAACTTCGGTATTGTAATTTATGAGGGTATTCAAGAGCCATTAAAAGGCATCGCAGACGAGGGTATTAAAGCAGTAGAACAGTTACAAAAGGCGTTTGAAAAAGACGGTATCGAGGGAATGTTAAAAGTTGGTTCACAACTTGTTACCAACCTATTAAATGGTATTGCAAGTGCTATGCCCGAAGTAATAGGAATGGCAAGCCAAATATTAAATACTGTTTTAAGCAGCATAAATGAATTAGCACCATCTTTAAGCGAATGTGGGACTAATATATTATGGTCACTAATAATGGGAATTATAGACAATTTACCAATATTGGCTGAAACTGCAATTAATTTGATTTCTAATTTTGCATCAAGTTTAGGCGAGTCATTACCTAATTTAATACCCGTTGCGATTCAAGGAATTTTAACTTTTGCAAGTACAATAATTGCTAATTTAGATAAAATTGTAGATGCTGGTGTAAAACTGTTACTTGGCTTAGTACAAGGTATAGTTAACTCTATTCCTATGCTTATTGAACAAGTTCCAAAAATAATTAATGATTTTTGGGCTGCAATAGATAGTAACTTATTTACAATTCTAGGTGCTGGTGTAGAAATAGTAATGACTTTAATTAATGGGATCATAAGTTCTATCCCGACATTGATAGCAAATGCTGGTGAGATTGTTTCGGCTATTTTTAATACGATAATGCACCTTGATATGTTGTCTATGGGTAAAAATTTAATTAAAAACTTAGGCAGTGGTATAAAATCCATGTTTTCCAATATGGGGAGTATTGCTAAAGACCTAATAAATAAAATAAAAGATGCTTTTACCAATATGAACTGGGTTCAACTTGGTAAAGATGTTTTGAATGGGATAATTGACGGTATTGTAGGCGGTGTAAAAGGTTTAGTAAAAGCAGCGGTAAACGCTTGTAAGTCTATGTTCAATGCAGTTAAAGATTTCTTTTCAATTTTCTCACCATCACATAAAATGCGTGATGAAATTGGTAAGTTCTTGCCTAGCGGTATTGCAACAGGTTATGAAGTTGCTATGCCCGAAGCCACAAAAGATATGATTGATACTACTGATGATGGTTTTCAAAAGCTGAAAGCAAGTGCAAAAACAATAGGAGGAGAGGTCGCGTATGACAGTGTTATGCCACTTCCCAATACTTCAACTTTAGGACGTGATGATCTTATCGATTATGATCGTTTAGCTAATAGTATGTCTAAAGTAAATATGTCGGTTGAAATGGATAAACAACCAGTTGGTAGACTTGTAACAGAAACTGTAGACGAAGAAATAGGAAAGGAAACAACAAGAAAGGGGCGGTACAATGCGTAATGGAATTGTTGATCTAATAATTAAATTAGGCGATGAAGAATACTCTTTAGCTAAGCTATTCGATATGAGAGTGCTTAGCTTTAGTATTACACCTCCGAAAGTGGTTACCAACATTGTATCTATTCCATATTCTAATACCTTTGTAGATTTAACGGAAGTTTATGGAAAGCCTACATATAATCAGCGTAATGTAGAAATCGAGATAGATAGCATAGAAACGACTTATATATGGCAAAAGTATATCGATGAAATAATTAATTTGTTTCATGGGCAAAAAGCAATGTTTTCTATTACAAGTGACAGTGAATATTGGTATACGGGTCGGTGCAGCATAGAACCAAATCTACGTGATGATAATTTGGTAAATAAGTTAACCGTTAAATTTGTTTGCAATCCTTTTAAAAAGCATTATATAACGGGGGAGGAAAGATTATGATTATTAAATTATATTGTGATGATGAATTAATACATGATACAACAACGCAAGATATTAGATGTTTAACGCTAAAACTTAAACAAAAGGTAAATACCGCGGATACCTTAACATTTTCTATTTTGCCTAATCACCCGTTGTATGACAGTATAGAAAAACTCAACTCGATATTACGTTTATATGAAATCGACGATAAAAGCAATTTACTTATGTTTAAGGGACGTGTGATTGATACTAGCGATACGATAGACGGCATACGGTGTTTTAATTGTGAAAGTGTATTAGGCTATCTGAACGACAGTATTCAGCCGCCAAAAGAGTATCACAACACAACAATACGTGATTATTTGGTAGATAAGATTAATTATCATAACAGTGTTGTTGAGGATAAGAAAAAATTTTATATTGGCACGGTTAATGTGACGAATAACACCGATAACGCTTATAGAATTGACAATGATTATCCTAATACTATGACAAACATACAAGAAAAACTAATAAAAAGATTAGGTGGTTATCTAGACTATAAAGAACTTAATGGGAACAATTATATCGATTACGTTAAGGATTATGACAGTTACAACTCGCAAAAGATAGAGTTTAAGAAAAATATTCTTGATTTGGAGCGTTATATCACATCGGTTGATTTGATAACTGCTTTGATCCCATTAGGTGCTAAAGATGAAGCAACTGAACTCCCAATCACTATTGAAAGTGTCAATGATGGTAAAAATTATGTTTACGATCAAGAAGCGGTAAATATGTATGGTTGGATATTTGGAACTAAAACATATGAAGATACCAAATTACCATCTAATCTAAAAGAAAGTGCTTTAAAAGATTTACCCGAATTAACTAAAATGTCTTTGTCACTTACAATTACCGCCATTGATCTAAACTTGATTGATGTAAACATAAGTAAAATTAAAAAGGGTGATATGATTAAGTGTATTTCACAACCACATAAATTAGATGATTATTTCATGTGTACGGTTTTAGAAAAAAATTACATAGACCCATCAAAATCAAAGCTAACATTAGATAAAACAATAAAAACATCTAGCGATATTGCTATATCTAACAATAGAGATATAAACAACGTTACAAGTCAATTAGTTGTTAATAAGCAGTTTATTTTAGATCAAATAAAACATCAGACTGATTTAATAACGGGTGCAAGTGGGGGGAATATCGCTTATATTTTTAATGATAAGGGTGAGCCTACTGATATGTTGTATATGGATACCGATGATGTTAAAACTGCAACGAATGTTTTAAGACTTAATAAAAACGGTATAGGCTTTAGTTATAACGGTGTTAATGGTGAATATAAGACAGCTTGGACTCTTGACGGTTCGTTTAATGCGGAGTTTATAACAGTTGGGACTTTACAAGGTATTCAAATTATTGCTAATTTAGGAATGATTGGCGGTTGGGCTATGGATAGTACATCATTGTCAAGTGGGAGCACGACAGGAATTATATTGGATTCAAGCGATCCAAGTGTATCTACATACAACAAAGAAACGGGTTATTTAGGTGCGAAAATGTTTGACGGTGGCATCGGAATATATAATCCTTTCAATCATGGAATATATGTAGGTGATTTAATTGGAAGTTCTGATGATACGGATAAAAAAGATTTTTTAGGAATTATTGGAGCAAAAGGCGGACGTATTGATATTGGATTCTATAAAAATCCCCCTGGAGGAGGAAGTTCTTCATTTTCCAATATAAGAATAGAGGAAAACAGTATAGATTTTTATGAAACGCTAAATATGAACGGAAGAAGCATACTCAATCAGTCAGATAGGCGATTGAAGAGAAATATTGATGATATAGATACATCATTCATATACGATTTGGAAATAAAGAAATTTGATTATATTAATGGTGATAAAAATAAAATAGGTATAATTGCTAATTATTACACGGATAAAACATATTCAAAATATTTTTTGCATGAAGATCGAAATGGTTATTACGGTGTAGATTATCAAAATATATTAAATGCACTTATACAGTGTGTACAAGAACAAAATAAGCGTATTGAAGCGTTAGAAAGAGGCGCAAAATGATATTTAGTACAATTACACAAAAAGGTTTAGAACTAACGTATGATTTAGAAAAAATACCATCACAGTATAGTGGTGATATAGAGATGAAGTTAATTAGAGATACAACATATAATAATTATGTTTGTACACCATTTTTTAAACATATTAAAAATAGATTTTTAGAAAGTAATAGAAATACAAAATCTAATGCTATTGCAATTGATTCCAATGGGGTTTTTAAACTTCCTAAAGAAGCATTTAGATTAGATGGATATATCGCTATTGCTTTTTCTTTTGCGCGTGATAGTGAGGTAATACAAACCAACCCAATAGTATATAAAATAACTGCAAGTGTTGGCGATGGTGAATTTTTAGACAATAAACCAAGCTGGCAACAAATTGTTATTCAGTTATGTGAAGATTGGACCACTGAAAACATCAAGCCAGAACTTGATAAAATGAAAAAAGATATCCAAAATGCTATTGGTGAAGCGATGAGACAACAAGAAAAAATAACATCTCAGCAAACTCAGATTGATAATGCGATTGGAAACATGGGAGATTATGAAATCGTACAAGAAGACCCCGTACAAATAAGATTTAAAAAAGGTGATGGAACATTCGGGGAAACTGTTGATTTAGGCGACGGATTAGCATCTAAAGCAATGGTAAATGCTGGCTATTATACTTATAAAGGTATTAGTTATGGTGGTTCAGCAAGTAATAACGGGATTGACGTTGCAGAAATAGACGGAGCATATTCCCAAGAAACTACAAACGGGTTTCAATTATTCGACGCAAGTAAATTGCCTACTAAATCACAAGATGGAGCTACTTTTACAAATAATGGTGATGGTAGTTTTACGGTTATGGGAAATCCTAGTACAAATGTATATGCAATACATAATACATCACATGATGAGTTTTTAGAATTATTCAAAGAGGGTAATGTATATTTAAATAAAAATATAATATACGGTGAAAATATACCTATCTTCACTTTATATGTTAGAGATAGTGAAAAAATTTATTTAACTATTAGTGACACATCACCACAAAAAATAACTAAAGAAATTCTTGAAAAGGAAAATATTTATGTACAATTTTATATTTCTTTAATTATAGGTACTAACTACAATTGCAAAATAAAACCAATGCTCTACCAAGACGGTGACGGAACTTTTGAACCATTCACGGGCGGCGTTGCTAGTCCTAACCCCGAATATCCTCAAGAGCCTAAGTTTGTGGGTGATTACAACGAGGGTACGCAAAAATACGATATTGATTTTGTTACAAGTGGAAAAAACTTATTGAATAACGAAGCTAATACATTTAGTTTTAAAGGAGTTACTTTTACAATAAATAAAGATAAAAGTATTTTGCTTAGTGGTACCGCAACAGAAACAATTTATTGGAATGACGGAAAATTATCCGCGAATCTTTATAATGATAAAATATATACATTAAGTGGTTGCCCTAGCGGTGGCGGTTTAAACAAATATTATATGTATTTATACAATGAATCTTTTTCTCTTAATGATATTGGTAATGGTGTAACTAACATGTCAAAGGTAACTAAAAAAGTCGTGTTTGGTATTGCCATTTTAAGCGGTGTAAACGTAAACGGATTAGTATTTAAACCACAACTAGAGATTGGAACAACGGCTACCGATTATCAGCCATATCAAGGCTTTGAAACCACAACCGTAGAACTAAACCAACCGTTACGTGAGTTACCAAACGGCGTTAAGGATACGGTAGAAAATGGCGTTGTTACAAGACGAGTTGGGGAAATAACTTTTGACGGTTCAAGTGATGAGAGTTGGAATTTTGATACCACTTATAAGTATGCTGCGATAGATATAAATGGTGTAACGGGTTATAACATTGGGGTAAAAAATATCTTGTGCGACAAATTATATGTAATTAATTCAAATGGTTCTATTAGTGATTCTACAAACGTAATAAGATATGGCTCATCTAATAACAATAATAAAGTATTATACGTTCGCATTGATGATACAATTACATCAGTATCAGAATTTAAAACTTGGCTACAATCCAACCATATTACCGTATGGTATGAACTTGCTACGCCAACTACAGAACAAATTACGTTGCCTACTCTGCCGAGTTGGTATCCTTATACTAACGCATGGGTTGAAACTGAATTACAACCTAGCTTTGTAGAATGGCATATCAAAATCGCAGGAGTTAACCAAAATGATTTAACCGTTATTAAAGAAGATATATCGCAATTACAAACCGAAACCACGCAGTTAAACGATGATGTTACAAAGCTTATGGGAGCTTTTACATCGGTAACAGATTTAACTAAGCAATTATTCTTGCTTATGCATCGTGTAGGTGATATTATTTTCAGCACTTCCGATGAAAACCCAAGTACAATTTACGGCGGAACATGGGTAGCGTGGGGCAAAGGTCAAGTGCCAGTTGGTGTCGATACAAGCGATAGTGATTTCAACACTGTAGAAAAAACGGGTGGAGAAAAAGAACATACATTAACTGTCGATGAAATGCCGAGCCATAAACATGATTTCGGACAACAATTTGCTACTACATCTAATTTGAGTGGGGCATATGGTTATTATATGATTGCAGGAACACAAACCGATGTTATAAAAAATACAGGTGGAAACCAACCGCATAACAACTTACAGCCATATATAACTTGCTATATGTGGAAAAGAACTGCATAAAAACTTAAAGGCCGAAAGGCCTTTTTAATATTAATAAAGTGAGGTAATTTTATGAACAAAATTAATTTAAAAATCAGATTAAAAAATCCCGTGTTTATTGCACAAATTGTATTAGCTGTTTTAACGCCTATTTTAGCTTATGCGGGGCTTACCGCACAAGATTTAACAACATGGGGAGCGTTAGGAAAACTGCTTTTAAACGCTGTTTCTAACCCTTATGTACTATCTTTGGTGATTGTATCTGTATGGAACGCAATCAACGACCCTACTACAAGCGGAGTAGCAGACAGCGAACGTGCACTAAACTACACTGAGCCTAAAAAGGATTAGCGTTATGAACGAAGCGGAAATGATAGGCTCTGTTATTGCAGGAGGGGTAGCAATTTTTAGCTTTGTTACCCCTATGCTTAAGCTAAATTCGAACATAACACGTATGAACACACTGCTTGAAAGGATAATCGAAGATAACAACCGACAAGACAAGCGGTTAGATGCACATAGTGAACGACTTGACGTTATCGTAGAACAGCAACGCAGAAACGAAAAAATAATTGATATACATGAATTGCGTATCAGTAATTTAGAAAATAGAAATTAGGAGGAGAAAACAAAAATGGAAATTAAACAAAACTTAGTGAGTTCAAGCAAATATGATATTAAATGTCCTTACGAAAGAGCACCGCAGTTTTACGTTGTACACAACACATATAATGATGCTCCAGCAAAAAATGAAGTTTCATATATGATTGGGAACAATAACAAAGTATCATTTCATTGGGCTGTTGATGATGTAGAAGCTATTCAGGGTTTACCTGAGAATAGAAGTGCTTTTGCTTCTGGTGATGGTAAAAGAGGACAAGGAAATTTATATGGTATTCATGTTGAAATTTGCTATTCTAAATCTGGTGGCGATAGATTTAATAAAGCTGAACAAAATGCCGCTAAACTTATTGCAGATGGTTTAAAAGCACATGGCTGGGGTATTGATAAAGTTAAAAAACACCAAGATTTTGCTGATAAATATTGCCCACATAGAACACTAGATATGGGGTGGCAAAGATTTTTAAACATGGTACAAGCTAATCTTGACGGAAATGCTCAACCATTACCACAACCAACACCAGATAATGGAACATCAGTAAATTATCAAGTACGAATTACTGCAAATAGTGGATTAAATGTTCGTTCTGCTGCTTCTGCTAGTGCTTCTAAAGTAACTGCATTAGCTAAAGGAACTGTAGTTGCTGTAGATAGAGAATCTAATGGATGGTTACATATCAGTCAAGGATGGATTTCGGCTGAATATACTGAAAGAGTTTCTAGCGGATCTTCAGTTAATTATAAGGTTAAAGTTACTGCAAACTCAGGATTGAACGGTCGTTCTACTCCAAGCACTTCAGGAAGCAAAGTTACTGCTTATGTCAAAGGAACAATCTTAAACATTTCAAAAGAACAAAATGGTTGGGGATATACTGGTACTTGTTGGGT